GTTCCGAACCAGTAGACTCCTTGGCGCCGGGGCTCTCGATCGGTCTGGGGTGCCATGACATTTTCAACTTTTTTTTAAAAAAGTAAAGAAAATTTTCACTCTTATATATTACGTGTGGCGCAGTGTGGCGCAGCCCAGCCAATCAAAACGCTTGATCTGGTGTGGCGCAGTTTTTTTTTTCACAGCCACTGAGAACTTGAGAACTGAGAATTCGACATAGTAAGTAATACTAGGCGCACGGACGTGCACCTTGGTGCTTACTATGTCGAATTCTTTTAAAATTTATGGGGCAGCCTAAAGGCTGCCGAGTGCTGCGCACAGGGGGGACCCCGTCACCGGGGTCCTAAAGAACAATAGAAATTTAACATAAATTTATTAACCAATAGCTTCAGCTTTAATTTCTTCATCATCTGCATCAACAATTGCCGTAGCATTAGTTGAATTATTAGCAACGTATCCCATTTCCATACGTTTAATATCAAAACGATTAGCATTAAGTGCTCCAAACGTAATTTCATTAGTTTGAACATAACCAACTTTACATTTACCATAAGTAACACGATCAATATTAGTTGGTGGATAGGTTTCACCATCTGTACCCAAACCTACAATAGCACCCTGTACAATAATCATAGGAGTAATAGTCCAACCTTTTTGATAAGTACCAATCATATCTGCTAAATTAGATTTCGTAATAACACGATTGTAAATAAATTTACGAGCCACATGAATATTATCACCAGGTTGTAACATAAACTGATCTTTGTGAAGCTCTTTCCAACGAGTATGCATACGTCTTGGAGGTTTATTATCCGGATTAGTAGCCACTGGAAAACCCAAAGTTGCCGTTGTAGCTGCTGTAGTTGCAGGACCTACACCTTGAGTAGGCTGCAAATACTTCAACTCTGTATCCAAATCAGTCCAAGCTGCTGACGGTGCATCATCTGAACTTTGTTTACACAAATACCAATAAATCTGAACACGCTGAGCAATAGGCGACAATGAAACCATATGAATCTTTGTTGTAAAATACTTAATACACAATTTATCACCAGCAATAACAGCCAATGGAGTCGCGGTATAAATTGCATTCGCAGGAGCGGTTGAATAAGGATTGAGTTCAAAAGGGTCTGTACCCCAAGTAGTTTTGAAACCAGCCAAAGAATTAGACGCATATGTTCCTTCCATTTGAAATGAAGTTAACGTTGACATCCCATCCTGCACAGATTGAAATCCAGTTCTGTATTCCTCTTGGATATAATCCTTAGCATGAACTAATTTGAAATCACCTTGAGTTTTAATCGGATTTTTTGAACCAATAACAAAAGTTTTCATCGGCAACTGCTGCCAATCATTATGACTACCGTAACTGCCTGTGTAATGACTAGACCGAGAACCACGAGTGAGTTTGCGATATTTACCTTTAAAAGATGACTTAACCTTTCTTCCGAGAACGACAGCCTTTCTGATATTTCGTGCGACGTTGTACGCAGCCTTGGCTCTGGAATAAAATTTGTTGCTTGGGACATTACTGCGAATAGCACGATTGTATTTTCCACGACCTTGAACAACCATAAATTTTAAAAAGAAAAGAATTTATTTTAATCTTGAACTACTTCTTCTTCTTCACGTTCAGTCACATGTACGATGGTGAGTCGACGTTCCAACGCGGCATAGGTTTCTCGATCGAGTTCGGGGTACCAGGCGGAGGGGTGCAGATTGGACGTGAAGTAAAGCTTCTTGCAGGCGAGTGGTACTGTACCTCCTTTGACTTCCACTCTGACTGGATAACGGTCCGTCCATCGGAGGATGTGTGCGACGTCAATACTTCCACGAAACTCATCGAAGATAACAGTTTCTTGACCTCGGTAGCCGCACCAGAACTTCGTGCGCGGATCTTTAGAGTATGAATCATCTCCGGCCAGTCGCCAGGCACGATACGACTTACCAGTGCTAGTTGGGCCCCAGAATACTGTACAGGAGCGCTCCATAGCAATTGGTTGTAAGCTGTCACCGCGGATTCGGCAGAGACTAGAATAATAGCGAACATAAATATCGGCCGGGATCGAGTCCAAGTCACCTGATTTAGCATCCCTTCTGACGTTTTCCCAGTCAACCGCGCTATTTCTTCGAAATGGTTTACTTCCAAACTCGAATGGATCTCCGACTCGGGTTTCCTCTTTCCAGACATACTGATCTGCGGCCTCGGATCGGGATAGTTCCCAATGTCCAACATGCGGTGCCCAAAGCTGACGGACGGACGCGAGAGACATCTTCCTTTGAAGCACGAAGGACAATTGGTAATGACGCAATCCACCTGCTCCTTCTTCCAACTGTCCCCTGAGGTAGGCGATGCCATCCCGCAGGCTGGGGTCCCATTCAAGCTCGGGACAGACTGGTAGCGTTCCGAACCAGTAGACTCCTTGGCGCCGGGGCTCTCGATCGGTCTGGGGTGCCATGACATTTTCAACTTTTTTTTAAAAAAGTAAAGAAAATTTTCACTCTTATATATTACGTGTGGCGC